TATATAAAGTGTTTAAAGTAACCCTCATCCCTCCCTACTGTCCCTATCCTCCCTATTTTAAATTTTTTAGTTTTTTTAGGAGGTAGTACATGAAATCTGAAAAGCAAATACAGAATGAAATACGAGTGGCATTATCTTCAAATGGTTGTGTATGCTTCCGTGGGAATGTTGGTTTGTTTTATACGAAAACAGGAATACCAGTTTCCACTGGATTGCCAAAAGGGTTTAGCGATTTGTTTGGCTATCGCATTGCAGACGGAAAAATGTTTTTTGTGGAAGTGAAAAATGAAACGGGTCGTATCAGACCAGAACAGAAAATATTTATTGAAGCAATGATTAAAAACGGAGTGCTTGCAGGTGTCGCACGATCAGCAGAAGATGCATTAAAAATTGTGGAGGTTGGAGGATATGAACACACGGGAAAAGAAACGCAGCTTAAGAATTAAGATTGCAGATTTATATGAGGGTCATGAAGAAATAGGTTTTATTTCAATGGTGAATTGTAATTGTTCTGTATGCAAAGAGATTCGTGAGTTAGGTAAAGAATTAGATAGTTTGTGTGATTATACTTTTGAAGAAGTAAAAACACGTAGAAAATTTAAAACTTTAATCAGTTGGAAAGATGGTGCAGCTCATCATAAAGTGGAATTCAAATCTATCATAGAAGCCGCTAAATTCATTCGTAAAGGACATATGTTTTTCTATGACATGTTAGATAAAGGTGTTACTAATTTTAAAGTAGGTAAATACCAGGTGAAAATTAAAACATTGGAAAACAAATATAAGAAACGTGATCAGATTGAAGAAAAGGAGAGTGCGGAATGAGAATTAAATTTAGAGCTTGGGATATTCGAAAAAACGTAATGAGAGAAGTTGTAGTTATTCACTTTAACGAGGCTAGTAATGTAAGCGGAGCTTCTTATTGGAGTGAGGATATGGAACTAAAGTCACTTCATGGAAATTATATCAAACTCATGCAATACACAGGCTTAAAAGATTCGAATGGTGTTGAGATTTATGAGGGTGATGTTGTCAGAGTTACGCACGATGAATATTTCATTGATGAAGTGTGTACGGTAGTTTGGGGGCTAGATAACAATGATACTTATCCTGCCTTCCATATGCCTGAGTTAGACACTGAAAGCAACTCATTTTCCGAGGTGTTTAATGTCGATGGATATTTTGTAAAAGTCATCGGAAACATATATCAGAATAAAGAGTTATTGGAGGGCGAGTAATTGAATACTAACTTTAAAACAGATGAAAAAGTGCTGATTGTTGTAGATAACAAACTAACTTTAGCTCTAATCATTGGATATATGAAAGCAACTCAACAAAATATGGTTGCGGTTAGCTATGATGATGGGAAATGCAAAACGGCAAGATGTGAAGGTGAAATATTACGATTGGAGGGCGAGTAAGTGAAACAACTGCTAAAGAAAATAATCAGAAAAGCAAATGAAAAAGCAAATCCCGAAGATTATCGTATTCCGATGCCAATAAAATTCCACGAACCTAGGCAAAGAGATGTAAAGACAGTTCATGTTAGAGATTTATTTCCGAGCTGGGTTATTGATAAAGACGAAGAATTAATTAAAGACAATTTGTTGCGTGAAATTGCCCCTCACTTAAAAGAAGTAGTCAGATTCAAAATAGAAGACGGTTTTATAAATAATTACAAACGAATAACAGCATCCGTTGATGTTTTGGAAAAGAAGGAGGCAGATTTATGATTTATGAAGGTAAGGAGTATGTAGAGGTTCTTAATAGCGAAGTGAGAACAGGTGATTTATTGATTGTTTTCAAATTAAATCATGCCGTTTTATCTAAAAATAAATATCTAAAATACACTAGTGCGGTTCATTCGAAAGAAGACTTAGTTTTAATAGCAAAGAACCACTCTGATATGTTAGTGGAATTATCAAGTAATCATGATGGTTGGCGTACATACCGATACGTTAAAGATGTTGAGGAAAACTCGTCATTTAGCGTAGGTGATACGGTTAAGATTGTTGGGCCTTCGATTTTGGGTAGTGATGAGTTTATCGGGTATACAGGGCCTATCGCAAGAATATATGATGATGGCGATATTATGGTACAAGATTTCGGTGAGTTTACCGAAGTACTGCCCCCGTCATCGCTCGAATTAATTGAAAATAATACAGAAAAAGCCCATCGTGAATTAAATAAAACAATTATTAAAATAGATAAAGAAATGATTAACCACTTAAAAAAATCTAAAAAAGCACACGACTTAATCGAACAAACCGACACAGTCAATTCACCATCGCATTACAATCAAACAAAAATCGAAGCAATCGATATTATCGAAGATGTGACTGCAGGTTATCAATCAAATGTGAAGTATCACATCGGAAATGCGATTAAGTATTTAATCAGAGCGCCATTTAAAAATAATACTGTGGAAGATTTAAAGAAAGCGGTTTGGTACATTCAGCGTGCGATTGAGAAGTTGGAGGGTGAGAAATGATGGTAGCTACAGTAGGTATAAATGTCATTTTAGCATTAGGTGTTTGGATTTTGTTGGGGTTATTGATGTTGAAGATACAAGCAAATATTTTTGGAAAAGCGATAACAAAGTTAGAAAAAGCGTTGTCCGACTCGTTTGATAGTAATGCAGAAGCGTATGAAATATATCAAAAAATAATTAAAGGTTACAAAAGGCATGTTAGTGATTTAAACGATAAAATCAAACAACTGGAGGGTGAACAAAATAAACATTAACACACTAGCAATCATGTTAGCAGTCGCAACACCTGTTGCCATGATTGTGTATATTAAATTAACAGAATGGCTGAGGGATTACAAAGCATAAAGGAGTGAACCAAAATGAAACTCATAAGAATTGAACGTTCTGGCAACTATCAAGATTTTTGCAGAGCTGTGGGTGAGAAAGTTATTGAGGGTCATGAGTTGGTTAAATATTACAAAAGGGATAAAACAGACACGACAACTAACGGTGTGCCACATTTATTAAACGCAAGATATACAGCTTATTTTAAACCAAAGGGGTGATTACCATACACGATTACGAGTGGTTGAGATTATACAATGACACAATGACAGATATTGATATTTTAGAATTGGAAATTGAGTGTAAGGAAAAAGAGTTGAGTCGTTGGTTAGATAGTGGGGATCTAGAGAAAACACAAACGTTCTTAACATCACTTGAAAAACAGGGTGAAATAAAAGAGGTGATTAATAACTTGAAAACTAAATTAGAAGAAAAACAATCACATCGAGATAAGATTGTAACTTTGATTGAACGGTTTGAAGGACTGGATAATCGTATATTAATTATGCGATATGTGGATGAATTGTCATTGTCTGAGATAGCTCATCTGACTAAGTACAGTTATTCGTATATCAAGAGTAGACATGCTGCTTTAATGCGAATGATTAAGTTTAAGTTAGATTAAAAAGTACAGTACTTTCTGTGTACCCATCTATTGATAAATCCATGTTACGATGATATTAGTTAAAAAACTTGATGGGCGATTAACTTGTATGGTTTGATTCCCTACCTATCGCATAATTACCAGTATAAAGGTTGGCAAGTGCTTCCTTTCAGAATAACATACGGCGAGGAGTTATAATGGTCTTCCCTCGCAAGTACAAGAGTAGTTGCAACGCTTGTGCGATTTAATTTCCGAAGCTCCTGCATAGTGGGAGTCATGTAAATAAAACGCAGACGTGCGTACTCGTAGGTTTATATCGGTCTTTCCCTACGTGGCCCATGAGATATAGCTCAATGGTAGAGCGACGCACTGTTAATGCGTAGGTTACAGGTTCGAGTCCTGTTATCTCAGTTGTTACATCGCAATAAACACTTCCCTATATGTAATCGAAAGGCATATCTACTATTGTAGGTGTGCTTTTATATTGCTATATTAGATGTACAGCTTAGGCTGAACTAACAGGAGGGATAAAAGTGAAAGATAACTCAAGAAAGTATGAAATAGTTTTAAGTAATGAAGATTTTGGGAAAGAGTTTTCTTTTTTAGGAATGATAACAGATTCTTTGGTTCCAGGTGAAAATAAAGTGATTTTGCATATTGAGGTTCCATACGATGGTAAGGCTAACTTCACGCCTGAGATTGAAGAATACAGAGAACTGTTAAGAAATAATAAAAAAGTGAAATTAAACTACAAAGATAAAGAGCTCTATGTAAATAAAATCGGAAATAGTGTTTATTCAGTTGCAGGTAATGCGGGAATAATCGATGCCAATTCCGTGACAGAAAATATCAATATGTATTTCGATAATCATATAAGTGGTTAGTGCATATATTGCACACACCACAAACTAGACATCCAACAGGGTGTCTTTTTTCATATATTAAATTAAGGAGTGATGGAGATGGATTCATTAGATTTTATTATTAAGGCAGCAGCTGGTTTTGTTGGATTTTATATGGTGTTTTTAGCAGTAGTTTTATCCTATGTTATTTATCAATTCATCAAGCATCTACTTAATAAATAAACGATAAGGAGTGATTTTATATGAACATAATTGAATTCGAGCAAGTAAAAGAATTGTTGTTATACAAAAAAATCACAGAGTGGAATGAGAATAAAATCACGCTTAGTGATGGAACCTTAATTTCCGTTGAAATGACAGATTGGGATTGCTGTGCAAGTGCAGGTGGAGAGTTTAAGGACGTTGAGTTAGATGCGGTTATTACAGATGTTGTTATGGGAAATGTATCCAAAACTCAGTTTGACTGGGCAGATGAATCAGAGGCAAAAGTTACTATGAAGATTTTCCACAATCAAGACGTTGTAACTTTGATGGAAGCGTTCGCCAATGATGGCAATGCTGGTTATTACTACAGCGTAGCATCGCTTGTTATAAAAAAAGTCGAAAACGAGACATGTCAATTTGATGTAGTCGAATGTTAGATAAGGAGTGATACAAATGAGTAGACCAATATACAAGCCGATTAGTTGGGAAGAAGTAGCTTTTATATTAGGAAACAAAGCAACTTATGGCATTTTATTAATTGAACAAGAAAACTATACGTTAGGAAATCCTTTCGAAGTTCAAATTCCTCTCGAGCTTCTTCCGATACAAAGATGGTACATAAGATGCGAACAACGAGAAGAACACCACACGAACGACAACGATCTACAAATCAGACCCGAAGTCAGCGAATGAAAGGAGCAAACATAATGACAGCTAAACAAACCAAAGGCAAACAACCTAAAGCTAAGCAATCAACTAAACATAACACACCTAACGCTAAACCTAACACTAACTATCCATACATTAACAACCTTATTGATCTACAGAAAGAGAAGAGCCTTGATGCAATCGTTAGTATGATTGACAGTACCTTTTCAGCGTACAGTGTTCGAGCAGATGAAGCTGCTACAATCCTTGCTGTAACAATGCGAGGTGTCGCTACAACACCACACAACATACAGTTAACCCAAACGTTCATAGAAGAACAGACGGGCGTAAGCAAGCATGTGGACGACATTACAATGGCTGACATCGCATTGCTGCAAGAAGAGTTAGTTAAGCTGTACTTCAGCAAGCAACCAGCTCAACCGACAGAGCCAACAGATACACCACAGCAACCACAACAACCACAGCATAACCAATCCGTTGACAGCTACCTTTATAGTTCTGTTTAATGCTAACTAAAGAAGAACGTTCTAAGTTCTACAAAGCTAAGGCTTGGAGTCAAGTAAGACTTAAAGTATTGAGCAGAGACAACTACGAGTGCCAACAGTGTAAAGCTGAGGGGCTTACTTATACTAATAAGCATGATACAGATAAGCATAAGCGCTTAGATGTGGACCACATCAAGGACTTAGAACACTATCCAGAGTTAGGACTTGAAATAGATAATCTAATCACGTTATGTGTGAGGCATCATAATCAAAAACATAATCGTTTTACAAAGAAAATTCCCAAATGGACAGACGAACGTTGGTAAAAAAACGAATGAAAAAAGCAAAATCATTTTACTTTTAGCAACAGATAATACCCCCGTCCAAAATATTTCAACAATGAAATCCCTTGTGGGGAACGGGGTGGGGGTCTTTTCCGCAGAAAAAATGAAAATTACATGAAGGGGGGTGTCGGGAATTGGGCTTTAATATACGAGATTTAGAGTTTGAAGAAATTGAAAAAGAACTGATGAAAAACGTTAATATCAATAGCGCACGTGAAGTTGAAAAGGTAAAACGGTATCTGAATTTATTGGATATTTACTATCAATTAGATTATTCAATTAAAGAACAAGGTCCCGTTGTCGTAACTGAAAACGGCAAACAATCCTTCGTGAAAACTCATCCTGCAATTGATGCTAAGAATAAAATTAATACCGCGTTACTTTCATTAGAAAAAACATTTACTTTTATTGATAGTGATCAGGACGATGATGGATTATGATTTCACACGTTTATATAGAAGAATATATTTCCGAATATGAATGTGGGAATATTGTTTTAAATAAAGAACGCATTATGTTGCTTGAATACTTAGATAAATATATTTTGAATCGTGATGATATTTATTTTGATGAAACAATGATTGATGATTACGTTGCATTTACAACAAAATACTTCTTTCCATTGGCAAAATGGGAAAAATTCATCACACCGTTTATATTTTTAAGGTTCAAAGAGGATGATTCACTATTCTACGAAGAATTTTTCATCACGTTAGGTCGTGGTGGTGGTAAGAATGGTTTTATGTCCTCTCTCGCTGCTTTTTTTACGAGCAACAAGCATGGCATTAAGAAATATGATGTTTCAATTGTTGCCAATAGTGAGGAACAAGCAAAAGTAAGCTTTGAAGAATTTTTCGATATTGTGGATGGTAATGTTACATTACAGAAAGCGTACAATCATCGTAAATCTGGTATCACAAATAACAAAACACGTTCAACATTTATGTTCAAGACATCGAATGCTAAAACAAAAGATGGCGGGCGTGAAGGTTGCATAATGTACGATGAAATTCACGAAATGGAAGGTCGAGAAGTTGTTGATGTTTTCAGTGGTGGTTTAGGTAAGATATTTAACCCACGAGAATTTTTTATTGGTACGAATGGTTTTGTACGTGAAGGGTTTTACGATAAGCTCATGGAACGTTGTATGGCTGTTTTACGAGGTGAAAGTGCAGATGATAGGATATTCCCTTTCCTATGTAAACTGGATATTGCGAAAGAAGTTGACGATGAGTCACTTTGGCAAAAAGCGAATCCAACTTTTGAACTTCCATTATCGAAATATGCAAAACAATTACTAAAAAAAGTAAGAACACAATATAAAGCATTAGAAAACAATCCTGGCGGACGGTCAGCGTTTATGACTAAGCGTATGAACCTACCAGAAGTCGATTCTGACAAGGTTGTGGCTTCTTGGGAAGACATTATGGCAACCAACAGAGAAATGCCTAATTTGAAAAATAAAGCCTGTATAGGCGGTTTAGATTACGGTAGCATTAAAGACTTTGCTGCTGTGGGATTATTATTCCGAGATGGCGATAATTATATTTGGAAAACACACTCTTTCGCTAGAAAGGGTTATTTGGACGTGGCTAAACTAAAGCCACCAATTCACGAATGGGAAAAACAAGGCTTGCTCACTATTGTGGATGAACCCTCTATTAACCCTAAACATATCATTAACTGGTTTGTTGAAATGCGTGAAATTTATGGTTTACAGAAAATAATTGCTGATAATTTCCGTATGGATTTATTCAGACCGCTATTTGAAGCGGAGGGCTTGGAGTATGAAGTAGTAAGAAACCCTCGCGCTGCGCATAGTTTGCTAGCGCCACGTATCGAAGATATGTTTTCCTATCAAAATATTATTTTTGGTGACAATCCTTTGATGCGTTGGTACACGAATAACATTGCCGTCCACACTAAGAAAGACGGTAACAAGGAATTCTTGAAAAAAGACGAACACAGACGTAAGACTGATGGTTTTCAAGCTTTTGTTCATGCGCTGTGGCGTGCTGATGAAATTATAGATATTGACGTTTCTGGATTCTTAGATGTGTTTAACGACCTTGATTTTTAAGGAAAGGGGGTGAAATTATAAATGGGATTATTTGCAAGCGTGTCAAATCTGTTCAGCAGAAGCAAAGTCATTAACATTGCTGATATAGATTTTTTGCAAGATATGGCGAATAGAAGTTATATCAAAAGGATGGCTTTAGAGGATTGCATCAATTTTCTTGCAAGGTCCATTGCACAAAATAAAATCAGTCTGATCAATGAAAATAAAACAATCCCTTCTGATTGGATGCATAAGCTGAATGTTAAACCTAATAAAAATCAAACAGCTTCTGATTTTTGGGAAGCGGCCGTCACTAAGTTAGTCTATGACAATGAGTGTTTAATTGTTTTAAGTGACGATGATGATTTATTAATAGCTGATAGTTTTGACCAGAAAAAATATGCTGTTTATGAGAATCGGTTTTCGCAAGTAACAGTTGATGATTACACATTCAAGCGTTCATTTGAACGTAATGAAGTTATTTATCTACGCTATAAAAATAAAAAATTGAGTGCTGTTGTCGATGAACTATTCGATGATTACAGCGCTCTTTTTTCTCGCCTTATTGAAGTAGCCATGCGTAATAATCAAATTCGTGGTGTCGTAAATATTGATACCAATGAAATGCAGAAGCTTATGAAAGATGAAAGTAAAACAAGCGATTCAGAATACACTAGCCCGTTGCAAAGCTATATCAATAAATTGTATTCAGCCTTTGACAAGAAGTCATTAGCAATCGTACCGCAAACGTCAGCCTTTAAATACGAAGAAGTCTCTAACACGATTGGAGTAACGTCACAGCGTATTGATGAAATGGAAACGCTGAGAAAAGCGATGGTAGATGTTATTGCAACAGCGATGGGCATTCCGCCGAACTTAATTCATGGCTCTGTTGTGGATTTAGAAAGCAACAAAGAGTTTTATCTTGATTTTACGGTTGCACCATTGATACAGAAAATTGAGGACGAATTAAACGGCTCTCTTTTGGATGCGAATCAATATAACCGCGGTCATAGATTTAAGATATTCGGAATGAATGTGCCTAATCCGCTTAAATTAGCAGAAGCTATTGATAAGTTAGTCGGTTCTGGTTCATTTAGTCGTAATGAAGTAAGGATTCGTTTTGGTTATGATGCTGTCGATGGATTAGACGAGTTTTTAGTAACTAAAAACTATTCAAATGGTACTGAAAATACAGACTTGAAAGGAGGTGATAATTAATGAAAAAAATTATGGTTAATGGCCCAATTATTTCAAACTCGGAACAATGGATTTATGATTATTTCGATATTGAAGCAACATCACCTAAAACTGTCACCTCGCAACTTGTAGATGGTGAGGATATTGATATTAATATTAATAGTGGTGGTGGTGACGTATTTGCAGGCAGTGAGATATATACAGCACTTAAATCACATAACGGTAAGGTGAACGTTACAATTACAGGTATCGCAGCATCTGCTGCATCAGTTATTGCTATGGCTGGTCACACAGTTAAAATTTCACCCACTGCGCAAATTATGATTCACAATGTGTCGTCTGGTGCATCGGGTGATTATAGAGACTTGGCTCATCAGTCAGAAGTAATTAAAAATTATAACAAATCTATTTCAGCATCATATGAAGCTAAAACAGGTTTAGAACAATCTGAAATCTTAGAACTGATGAATAAAGAGACCTGGCTAACAGCTGTGGAAGCAAAAGAAAAAGGGTTCGCAGATGAAATTCTTTTTGCTGATGAATCAGTTAAATTAGTAGCTAGTATGCCTACAACAGCTATCCCACAAGCAGTAATTAATAAAATGTTGAATAGTAAGGCAACACCTACTGAACCTGTCAGCGTAGCTTTAAATGCAGGTCAATTGAAAGAAATAGTTGCTGAAGCTGTATCAGATTTGAAAAAAGAATTTTTAAACAGTGGCAAAACAGCCATTGAAAATAATCAAACGGAAGAACCTAAAACTAAAAGGTTCTTTTTTTAATACCCAAAAATAGGAGGAAAATATAATGACAATGAAATTAACAGGTTTACAAAAATACAACGAACAAAAAGCGATTTTCGCTGACTTAGTTACAAAAAAAGCACCACAAGACGAGCAGGACGAAGCTTACATGAACATGATGAATGCGATGGCTGAGGATTTACTCGCAGAAAGTCGTAAAGAATCACGCAACGAAGCTGAAAAACTATTCGATGCTACTCGTGGCAACCCAACAATGACAGCAGAAGTAACTAAATTCTTCAACGATATTAATACAGAGGTTGGTTATAAAGAAGAAAAACTTTTACCACAAACGGTCATTGATGAAATTTTCGAAGATCTAACTACTGAACATCCGTTCTTAGCTTCAATCGGAATGAAAACAACTGGTTTACGTTTGAAATTCTTGAAATCAGAAACAAGCGGTGTTGCTGTTTGGGGTAAAATTTTTGGTGAAATTAAAGGGCAATTAGATGCTGCATTTAGCGATGAAGAAGCAATTCAAAACAAATTAACAGCATTTGTAGTGTTACCAAAAGATTTAAACGACTTTGGTCCTGCTTGGATTAAACGTTATGTTGTTACTCAAATCACTGAAGCGTTTTCAGTTGCGTTAGAAATTGGGTTTATTACAGGCGACGGTAAAGAACAACCTATCGGTTTAACTCGTGAAGTGAAAAAAGACGTTGCAATTGTAGGTGATAAGTACCCAGAGAAAAAAGCGACAGGTACGTTGACATTTTCAGACCCTAAATCGACTGTTAAAGAATTAGTTGAAGTATTTAAATACCACTCTATCAAAGAAAACGAAAAAGCTTTTAACTCAGCAGGGAAAGTTACTTTGTTAGTTAACCCAGTCGATGCTTGGGATGTACGCACTCAATACACTCACCTTAACGCAAACGGCGTTTATGTGACTGCGATGCCTTTCAACTTAACAATCTTGGAATCAGTATTTGTTCCAGCTAAAAAAGCTATCTCATACGTTGCAGAACGTTACGATGCTTATGTAGCAGGTGGTGTAAATATCCAAAAATACGACCAAACACTCGCTTTAGAAGATTTAGATTTATACACTGCAAAACAATTTGCATATGGTAAAGCTAAAGATGATAAAGTTGCAGCAATTTGGGACTTGAAAATTGAAACGAAAATCGAGAAACCCTAAGCCACCTCTAAATATCAAAGTAAAGGCTGACACTGATAGTGCAGTCTTAACTGCTGATTAAGGAGGGATTTCATGGAGCAAGAATTGTTAACTGAATTTAAAAACAGGATGCACATTTCTCACAGTACTGAAGATGCTAATTTATTGATGATCATCAAAGCATCTGTGGATGATATTAAACATAAATGTAGTTTAGCTACATTAGATAACAACAATCGAGCAATTGAGTTGGCGCTTGAACGAACTCGTTATGTTTATAATGATTCGGTTGAATTTTTCGATGAAAACTTTCGCTCTCAACTCACGTCTGTAGGATTGGAGTCAATTTTGGGAGGGTTTGCAGATGAAACAAAAGTATAATCCACCGAAAGTGCATTCTGGCAAGTTAAGAACAGCGGTTGAGTTTTTCGAGTATGGTCCATCTGGTCCTGAACCAGGTGATTATGAAAAAACTTCTTTATTTACATGTTTTGCAGAGGTTTATAACAGCTCTATGAAAGATTTAGAGTTGTTATCCACTGTAGAGACTAAAGAAGCTGTAACGATTACTGTACGTGATACAAAGGGCGAATACACAGTCACCAACAAGCATTTTGTGGAGATATTTGATTATCGCTACACAGGTAAACGTTTCAACGTAATTGATGTAAGACACGATGTCACAAACAATGATTTTGTGACCGTAGTTTTAGGGTTGAAATCATGAGTGTGGACATCAAAGGCATTAAAGAAGTTGAGAATCAACTATCTGAAATGTTTGGTCGTCATGAAATGCTAGTGATTGTTGATAATGCATTAACGCAAGCTTCAAAACCTTTTGTTAGTGAATTAGAAAAGAATTTCGACACTTTTAAAGATACTGGTGCATCGAAAGATGAAATTAATGTCAATGAACCAATTTACAAAAACGGTGTTCGTACAATTGTAGTCAATTGGCGAGGTTCTAAGGACCGCTACAGGCTCATTCATTTGAACGAGTTTGGTTACACAAAGAATGGTAAAAAGATACTTCCACGAGGTGTGGGGGCTATTGCTAGGTCATTGAGAAGTAGCGAAAGTGTTTACTTCAAAGTAGTGAAAGAGGAGTTGAGTAAAAAATTATGATAGACATGCTAAGTGTAATCTATGAAAAATTAAAAACTAATGAAGTCATAAAAGCACAGTGTGGAAGTCGTATTTTTTACTACGAACTTCCAGAAACTGCTGCAACTGACAAACCGTTCATGATAATTATTCCTTTGGACGTTCCTGTTCCTGTTAATTATGGGGGCAATACGAATCATTCAGAAGAATATTTATATCAGATTGATGTGCAATCGCATGATCGTAAGGTTGTAAAAATTGTGCAAAATGAAATACGAAAAGAATTAGAAAACATTAATTTGTATCAGCAAACCAATGGTTTTGATGAATATTTTAATGGGACAAAACGGTATGTGGATGCTCGGAGATATATAGGCATTCCATTACGTTACCAACTAGACACTCAATAGAGTGTCTTTTTAAATACAAAAAAAACAGAAAATAGGAGTGAATTAATTATGTCATTAGTCGGATTTAAACAAGTGAAAATCGGTATTTTAGGTGAAGATGATAAAGTAACAAAAACATTTACAATCAACGGTGAAACTAACAAAGGTGCAACAGTAGATATTGAAATCAATGGTTTTGATATTGAACCTATTACTCAATACGGGTCAGATGTTGCTTACTACGTTTTATCACAAGGTGCAACGGAGCTTGATGTTAATATGTCAGTTTTAGACTTACCAGACGAAGTATTAAACGCGGTCTTAGGTCAAGTAGAAGGCGAAGATGGAATTTCTTGGTCGGGCGAAAACACAGTTGCACCATATGTTGCATTGCTTGCACAATCTCAAGACCCTCAAGGAAACGATGTGTATTTCGGATTGCCTAAAGGTAAATTCTCAACTGAAAGTGTTAAAGCTAATACAAAAGAAAAAGACCCTAAAGAATTAGAAGCAGATGCACTTAAAGGTAAATTTGTGACTAAGCAAATCGATGGCGAAGCGCGCGTATTTGGTAAAGGTAAAGGCGCTAAAGCGTTAGCGGCATTTGAAACAGCTTTATTTAAAACAGCAGTTACAAGCCCAAAGGGCCAAAAGTAGTTGCGGGAACAACTACAGCTAAAATAACAGCAGATTAAGAATGAGGTGTAAACATGTTAATTGCGTACAATAAAACAGGTAAAAAGGTTGCAGAAGGAGAGACTGAGGTTTCTCTTTCTGCGCTAACGCCTGCAACTAAATATGCAAAAGGTGATTTTACGTTATCGCGTAAAGTTGGCGAGTTAGAAAGTGAAAAGGTCGATGTGCCTGCATTTGAAACGTTGCCTATCGTGGTAACAGGTGTCACTTTAAATAAAACGACATTAGCTAAAATTGTTGGAGAAACTGAAAAATTAACAGCTACAGTAGCTCCTGCAAATGCAACTGATAAAACAGTAACTTGGACAACGAGCGATGCGAAAAAAGCAACTGTGGGTGCTGATGGCACTGTAAAAGCGATTGCTGTAGGTAGTGCAACAATCACAGCTAAAGCAGGCGCTAAAACAGCGACATGTGTAGTAACCGTTAAAGCACCTGCTAACGAAGAATAACTAGAGAAAAGAGTGGGGAAACCTGCTCTTTTTTATTTTTTTAAAAATACGAATAAAGGATGGATAACATGACGAAAAAAATCACATTAACTCTTACAGATGCCATAACAGGCGAAGAAAAAACATATTCTCGTGGCGTTGCAACATTGGCGGACATTGAGAATTTTTTTATTTTACAATCAAAAATTCGCAAATTAACAGAACAAGAAGAGCCAAGTATTTTTGGTGGAATCAATTTGCAACTTGAATATGTTGCTGAGTTGTTCGCATCAGAGGAACTCACTCCCACAGAAATTAAGAACGGATTAACTCGTGATAACTGGGAACAACAACTGACCGATGTAATGAAAGCTGTATCTCCCGAATCCTTTGAATCAGATGAAGAAGAGGAAGAAGACCAGGGGAAGAAATAAGTCTCGAAGAACAAGTTGAAACTTTGAACGACATCCGCAGGTATTGCATGACGAATTATGGATGGACAGTTACCGAAGTTGATAGTCAGCCCTACGAAAGATTGCTGATTTTGGTCTTAGAGAAAGAAACCAAAAAAGCTAAAAAACAAAAAGCTATACCAGCGCATGAATTTCTTGACCGTCTCGGTTAGTTAGGAGGTATTTAATGAGTAACACTGAACGTATTAAAGGTATGGAAATAGCCTTAGGATTGGACACAAAAGGTGTTGACGAGGGCATGGCAGGTCTTAAACGTACGTTAGGTAACGTTAATCAAGAAATGAAAGCCAACCTGTCAGCATTTGATAAAGGCGAACAATCCACAAAGAAATATGAAGCTGTTATAACTGGATTGACTAAGAAAATGGAAGTCCAGTCTAGGATGGTTAAACAAACGCAAGGTGACTATAAAACGTTGCAAGAACGCAATAAATCGTTAAATGGTGAGATTGAAAAATCTAATAGAGTCCTCACTGAATCTAAGAAACGTTATGATGATCTAAAGAAATCTGGAACAGCTAATAAAACTGAATTAGCAGCTGCTAAAAAAGAAGTTTCAGCTAATCAGAAAGAATATACTAAGTTAAATAAAGAATTGCAAGACATGCCCAAAGCATTAAATAATGCAGAAAAGGCAGTCAATAAAGAGGTTGAATCATTCAATACACTTTCAAAACGTATTGATGGAGCGACTAAGGCACAAGATAAATTTAATAAAGCACAAGCTGTGGAAAATTCACCATTCACAAAACGCTCGAAAGAACTTGAAGCATATAGCAAAAAGTTAGAAACAGCGAGCGAAAAATCTGCTGCTGTTGGACGTAAAATGACATTAGGTGTCACAACACCAATTGTTGCAGGGTTCGCAGGTGCTACTAAAGCAATTATCGACTATGAATCTGCTTTTGCAGGTGTTCGAAAGACTGTGGATGCAACAGAAGAACAATACGCTGAAATTAGTAAAACTATTATTGATATGTCAAAAGCATTACCTGCATCAGCAAATGATATTGCCGCTGTGGCAGAATCTGCAGGTCAGTTAGGTATCGAACGAGAAAATATTGCGAAATTCAGCAGAACAATTATTAACTTGGGCGAATCCACAAACTTAACACAGGAACAAGCTGCTACTGAATTTGCACGTTTCGCAAATATCATGCAAATGAGCCAAACGAAGTTTGATAGATTAGGTAGTTCGATTGTTGATTTAGGTAATAACTTTGCAACTACAGAATCTGAAATATCATCTATGGCGATGCGTTTAGCAGGTGTTGGTAATCAAATCGGCATGAGTGAAGCTGATGTTCTTGGACTCGCAACAGCTATGAGTTCTGTGGGTATCGAAGCAGAAGCAGGCGGTACAGCGATGAGTATGGCATTGAAAAAAATGCAGAACGTTGTAGCCTCTCATAGTAATTATTCTGAAAAGATTGCTGAAGCTAAAAAGAATCTGGACGGCAAAGGTCTTCAAAAATTCACACAAGAATTAGATAAGAGTGAACGGAAATTAGATTCATTTGCAAGTGTCGCAGGTGTCACAAGCGATGAGTTTACTAAATTATTTAATGAAGACCCTGCAAAAGCATTGCAACTCTACGTTGAGGGATTAGGTAAAGCATCCTCAAATGGAGAAAATCTTAATGATGTCCTACAGGATGTTGGTATTCAAGGTATTCGTGAAGCTGACACAATGCTACGTTTAGCGGGTAATAGTAAGCTTTTAGGTAAGGCGCTAGATGTTTCCACAAAAGCTTGGGATGAAAATTCAGCATTAACTAATGAAGCAAATGAACGATATAAAACAACAGCATCGAAAATTAAAGTGATGAAAAATAACTTTGTTGCTTTAGGTATATCAATGGGTAAAACATTTGCTCCCGTTATTTCTGATGCGACTGAAAAAGTGACTAAATTTATTGATCGCATTGATAATATGTCAGATGGTGCTAAGAAAACTACAATGGTAGTTGCAGGGACAGCTGCCGCTATTGGACCACTTGCATTGGGAATATCTGGAGTTCAAAAAATATCTTCAGTTGCAGTAGGTGGGTTAGCAAAATTAAATAAAGGGTTAGGTTTTCTAACTCCATCCTTGGCAGGAGCATCTAAAGAAGCTAAAGCTGCTGATATAGGAATTGGCGGTATGGCTAAATCCAGTAAATCATTATTGCCAGTTATTGCATCTATGGGTTTGCCAACTATTGCAGCAACTGCAGCAGTTGTTGGTTTAAGTGTCGCGGCAATTGCTGGCGCTAAAGCTTTAAGTAAACAAAAAGCTGAACAGGAAAAAACTGCTGAAAATGTACGTTTATTCGGTACGGATGTATCGGATGCCACAGCTAAAGCGGGTAATGGTTTTGTTACGATGCGTGATGAAGCTAATACTCAACTCATAGCATTAGAAACAGCATCAGCTGAAAAAGGTGCATCAATATCTTCAAAAATTGTTGAAAGTTACCAAGGTATGGCTAGTGAAGTTAAAGCTCAATTGGAAAGCCTTAAAACTGAAACAAACACCGTATTTGATTCAATCGGAGCAGGTCGTGGTGTTCAAAGTGATAAATTCGTTTCGGGTGCAAAACGTAATTCTAATAGTGGCTATGATGATGAGATTAAACAAGTAGAAGAAGCTCAAAGAAAAATTAAAGAGCTTACAGATAAAGTAGGTGGTAATTTACAGAAGTTGAGCATTACTCAACAACGAGAATTTGATACCTACACATCTTTTATCGAAAACAAAACAAGCGTATTTGCTAAAAATTATAATGATCTTGAAAATCTAGGAAACTCATGGGCTAAGCGCAAAGGGGATTTAGATAATAAGACTTATATAGAAGAAATGAATAAGTTGAAAAAAGCTAAAGATAAAACGTTGAAAGAAAGCGATAAATCTTACAAAAAATCTAGTGATAGTTTGCAAAAACAACTAGACGAGGACCGCATTACTCAGCAAGAATATGCAGCTGCTATGTTTGCTTTAGAAGGTGATAAATTATCACGCACAGAAAAGGCCAACGCAAAATACATTACAGCTCAATCTAATATGGCATCTAAATTGAAAAGCGTGAAAAACATTAACTTGAATACATTGCAAACTTTAGATGATGCCACACAAAAATATGGCGATGGCCAAGTTCAATATTGGGATGAGCAAACCGGAAAGATATACAAAACGCAAGAGGATTGGTTAGCTGCTACGAAGAAACATAACGAGGGTGTTATGAAATCTTCTAAGGATTTAACTGATAAACAAAAAGAAAATCTTGAAATATATGAATCTAATCAACGTAATTACTACATGCAAATAGGCACATCTGTGGAAGAAGCTATACGTTACGCTAAAGAAGACCGAGACAAGCTAGAATCTGAAATGACTGCAACTGGCCAGATGATTAATAAGCAAGCTATAGCTGCTAAAGATGCATATCTTGATGGTCTTAAATCTGACGGTGAAATTATAAAAGCTGCTGAAAAATGGGGTTTAGATTTAACTGATACAACTAATAAAATTGATTTAGGTCGTTACGGTAAGAAAACAGCCAAAGAATTTTTTGATAGTTTCCAAAGCGGGACTGATGAAGGTGCTGCAATGGCAAAAGTTTTCTTTGGTCAAAAGCTTGAATCGATGGCAGGGAAAGATTTGTCAGAAGTTGGTAAAAAGAATGTTGCTACTTTAAGAGAAGGATTGTTTGCAGGAGCTTTAACATTAGACCAAATTAAAGGCACATTTAATGGAAAAGTTATGGATCTATTCCCTAAAGATTTAACAAATTTAGGGAAACAAGAAGTAGCTACTTTAAATGCAGGTTTGAAATCTGGTCAGATTGATGAAGCGGAACTTAAAGCCAAATACGATGGACAACTTAAAAATATATTCAAGAAAGATTTATCTTCATGGAGTAAAGCAGATTTAGCAACTTTCAAATCTGGCATGAGTGTGGGTATAACTGACTTAGGAGTTTTAAGTGAAAAATATAAAACTACTTTAGATAGTATTTTTAGTAAAGATATTAGTAAATTATCCGCGGATTCAATGGCTACATTGAAAGTCGGAATTCAACTTGGGTTACCTGGTGCAAAAGAAGCTATGAATAATATCTCTGGCGTTATTAAAAAGGGTGCAAAAGTAGATTTAGGTAGCCAAGGTAAATTTACGATGGATTCGCTAGTCAAAGCTTATACTAGCGGTAAAATTAATGTCGATACCTTTATGAAAGGGTATCAAGGTTTGATGAAAAACAAATCTAACATAAATTTAGATAAACAAGGCAAGCAAACAATCGAAAGTTTAGCGAATGGTATGCAAAGCAAAAAAGCTTATACAGATTCAAAAGCATTAAACATAAAAACAGGAATACAAAAGAACTTAAAGTTTGACCCATGGGCTTATGCTAAAGGTCAAGCAGGTTCTACTGAATTAGGAAAGGGTCTTCTTAACAAGAAAAATAAACCTTTAGATGCATCTGCTGAAATAGGTAAAGGTGTTATTGGTAATTTTAATGGAATTGTTGGAGGTGCTAACGATTTAACAAGCTCTTTAGGTGGTTCTGGTAAAATATCACCGCTTAGTTTTAAAGGTTATGCAACAGGAACTAAAGGCACATTGAAATCAGCAGAAACAGCTTGGGTTGGTGATGGTGGTAAACAAGAGTTAATTCAATATGCTAACGGTAATATGGCTCTTTCACCAGATACTCCCACACTCACTCACTTACCGAAAGGGTCGCAAGTTTTTAGTGGTGAACAGACCGATGATATTTTCAAAAAGTTTAAAAACTTTGGAATCGCTCCTATGTATGCAAAAGGTACAGGTGCATCAGTCAAGGATTGGTTTAGTAGCAAAATAGAAGATATTATGGGATTTTTCGACAAACCAGCCGAATTGTGGAAGAAATTAACATCTGGCGTGTTCTCTCAGACCGCTTTTAAGGGCGATTCGGGAGTAAACATTGGTAAGGGTGCGGAAAAGCACGCTGAGAGTCAGAACAATTGGTTGAAAAAACTATTCGATGGTATGGGTGGAGAAGAACCGAGCGGAGCAGGTGTTACAAGATGGGTAGGTACTGTAAAACGTGCATTAGCGATGAATCACTTGCCAGTAACTCCTGCATATGTAAATGCTTGGTTACGTCAAATTGCTACAGAGAGTAATGGTAATCAAAGTGTAATCGGTGGGGACGATGGTCTTGCAGAGGGTAAGGCTATGGGATTATTACAAGTTAAACCAGGTACTTTTAATGAAAATAAATTTGCAGGCTTTGGCAACGTACTTCGTGGCTTAGATAATGCGTTGGCAGGCATGAACTACGCGATAAAACGTTATGGACGAACAGGTATGTTGAACGTTATTGGTAAAGGTCATGGGTACGCAAATGGTGGCATTGTTAGTCAACACCAAGTAGCACAAATTGCTGAAGGTAATCGAGCCGAAGCAATTATACCTTTACACCCATCGAAACGCAGCAGAGCAATGCAACTTTTAAAACAAGTTAAAAATGTTCTAGGCGATGAAGATGGTGGTGGCACTGTTGTTGTCAATAATCAGAAAAACGACAACAGCGAGTTAGTCGCATTATTAACGCAGCAAAATGCATTGTTGATGCAACTTGTTAATAAAAACACATCGGTACAATTAGATGGTAAAACAATTGCTGAAAGTACTAATCAATATCAGAAAAAAACCTCTCAAAAATTAAATATTGCGAGGGGAACTGTATAAGGGAGTACGGCATATAGCCGTCTCTCTTTTTTTATGAAAGGAGTGACATAATGGCAGAAATTACATTTAACTATTGTGGATTTGACAGCAAAAAAGATTTTGGGATTGTATTAAATGATATTAACCGCCCGATTACCGCGGAATTTAAAGAACAGGTTACTGAAATACCTGGCATGTTAGGAGACCTTTACGAAGGTACTTCATTGGGTGGCAAAAAGTTTGATTTGGAAGTCTCTTTATTAACCGAAAATGAATCTGATCGTGTGTATACATTACGAGAGTTAGCAAACGTGCTGACACAAACAGCTGACGGTGACGAATATCCACTGATTTTTAGTGATGAACCCGATGTCACATGGTGGGTGCATCCGACAAGCACAAGTATGCCAGAGCGTTTAAATCGCAGTTCAGCGGTATCATTCACAATGTCATTCACGTGCTCAGAGGGTGTAGGCTATCAAACGAAAGAAGAAATACAACTCACGAAAGAAACAACAACGTATATACCTAAAGGAAACACAACGACACGTCCTGTTTTAACACTCACGACTGAAAGCGACTTATCAAAAATAGGCGTGGCAAATGGCGATGAATACGTGTATCTAGGCGCAGGCTTTGATGTTGAAAATCAAGATGCACCAATTAATTTAAAGCCACGAATTTTGAATGACCCATGTAACTCATTAGCGCCATGGACGAAAATAAGTACTCCCACACTCACATTTAATATTGAAAATGGAAAATTAGCAACGGATGCTGACATGGCAAGTACGCCAAGCGCAATTAAAATTGGTGATAAAAGTGGCAAACCATTTTTCGGTACTAATCCAAGCGGCGCAGGCAAAGGTGCTTGGTATGGACCTATTAGACAGCAGATGTTATCAAAAGAATGTGACGATTGGCAAGTTACTGCACGCTTTAATATGGAAAATAAAACACCGCGCGCTAAGAACAAAATGGAGCTGTATTTATTAGATAAGCAAGGCATGCGAATTGGTAAGATAATGGTTAAAGATAATGATTATTCGCTTGAAAACACTATTGATTTACAGATTGGATATGCATCAGAAAGCGGACGTTTTAAAGCTGTCTACAACTCGGATAGAGATGGCCAAGGTAAGGTAACAAGTAAAAATAACTTGAAACCTAAAAAAATCAGTTTTAAAACCATTGCAAAAGTGACTGATAAAAAGAAAAAAATAAAAAAAGGCGATGTTATTTCTAAAGCAATGACAGTCGAACAATCTAATAGTAAAAATGTGTTCACGGATTTTTATGGTAATTTAATCCTTAAAAAAGAAGGTAATAAATACACTGCCACAGTCGAGAAGTTAGATAGCAAAGGACTTATTAGCAAAAAATACAGCAAAACTTTTACAGACAGCACAAATAAATTTAACGATAAACTGGCAGGTGTAGCGCTATTTTTAGCGAAGTGGGACATCAAAGAAGACACATCAAACCCTGTTGTTGTCTATACTCCTAACTATATGTCGCTCTGCGATGTTAAAGTCTATGACATTTTAGGGAAAGAAAAACAAATTGTCGCTGAAAAAGGTGACGAAATAATCATAGATTGTGAAAACAATGTCGTTTACAGAAACGGTATACGTTATCTTGAGAATGTAGCAATCGGGAGTCAATTTTTTAGCGCCGAAGCTAAGCAAGAAAATGTTGTGACCGTTTACCCGACACCTGATGCAAAAAACAAATGGGAGTTACATTATGTACCTAGAATTAATTAAGGAGGGCAGTTTATGTATTATATTTTAAACAAGAATGAAAAAATAATCGGCGTGTTAAGCAATGATGGCAAAAGCTGTCCTTTTTATGATGATCATCACGAAAACGCAATTGCAGAATCATCTAGTAGTGATAACGGGAAACTGGCAAAAATTTGGTCTGAAACATTAAGTTTGTCTGTTCCTTATGGATATGATGAGACTGATTTATTGGAACGAGGCACGCAGATATTATTTAGAGATTCAAACGACTTATATAAACTATTTACGATTTACGAAGTAACCGATGAAATAAATGGCGAGACACACAGAAAATCCATCGATGCATTTAACAGTTGCATTTGGAAGATGTCACACACACAAATTGACAGTAAAAACTTCTCATCCGCTAATAGCATCAACGTGTTTAGCTATATATTCGAGCGTAGTGGATGGACATTAGACGGATTTAACGATTTTTACAGTGGTGGTGCTAAATCTTATGAAGTTACTGAAGGTACAGCTCAAGCAGCGCTTGATGAGGCGCTGAAAGAATTTGATGTGGAAGTTGTTGCTTACGCTGTTATAAATGACGGAAATATCATTGCAAAACATGTGCAATTGGTGGAGCGTTTAGGTGAAAATACAGGGGAACGCTTTGAGTATCGCCACAATATTAAAGGTGCGAGCAGAAAAGAAACAGAAACTGATTTTTATACAAAGCTTTATGTAAAAGGTGCAAACAAAGCAGATGGAACACCACAAACAATTACGTCCGTAAATAAAGTTAAAAACCCTAAAACAGGGGTTTATGAGTATCTGCCTTATCTATTAGATGACGAGGCAAACGATAACTACAATAGTGGTCATGACCACTTGGAAGGCTTGATTTCAAATGATAAAATTTTGCAACCATCAGGACTATTAACTTGGGGAAAAGAACAATTAAAGTATTACAATCATCCGAAGTTTGAATACACGGTAGATGTTGCTTTACTTGCTGAACGTCCACAAATTGGTGATAAGGTTGTTGTTGTAGACTTTGAAATGTCACCTGTTATGACAGTAACAGCAAGAGTAGTCGCAACTAATTACTCACTCTCTGATGTTGTATCAGATAACGTTACATTAGGGGAGTTTACAACAATCAATGCAATCACGCCATCATTAATATGGCAGCTACAAGCTAACGCAAATCAAGCGTTACAAGATTCAAAAGACAAGAGTTTTAGAGTGTCTGTCACGTCACAAGCAGGTTTTGACTTTGCAAGTAAAACAGAAACTAAAACATTGATTGCTCAAGTTTATGAAGGAAATAAGTTAGTCACTCCTAAATACCCACAATCAAATTTCAGTTGGATTAAAACATTTAAGGACGGCACTGTGGACGAGGATTGGACAGAAAAACATGAATCATTTGGCAATATACTAGTGCTGACTTTTGAAGATTCTGACTGCACATATGAGTGTGTTTTTGACAATGCAATCAGCAATGCGTATTTTTTAGAATCAGACTTTAAACTGTTTGTTAAGTTGCAGTCAGATAGCAGCATGATAAACCAATTCAGACGTGTTGCGCAGTATGCACAAGTTGACCCTAAAACTAAAAACATTTATTGGTCCATGGGCTACTCGGGTTATACTGCAGCTGAAAATAAAGTTGCTGAATCATTTACGATTACACGAACAGATATGACAGGGAAAATACTTGATCGCATGTTTATGAAGCAACTGGGTCACGGATCACATTTTGGGTTAGAAAACATTGGCGGTGTATTATATGTGTTTTATGCGTATAGCGTGCCTAATACAAATGAAGCCTATTGCGGGAAATTTAAGTACACTGCAAATAAAACATACACACCGACATCCACAGATATTATTAAATTTAACACAGCGGTATCTCGTATCAATTTAGACGCTAAAAATGGCTACTATTTAATGACTTACTACTCATCGTCAAAAACAGTTTATCGTGTCTTTGAGCGTAAAGCCTTTGAAAAAGGTGATAAAAAAGCATTACACCAATTTACAGCATCAAGTGTGGGTATCAGTGAGGGACAAACCTACCAATCATCATGCATTGATTATCCGTATGTGTATACTGTTTTTGGCGGTGCTAAAGGCACTGTTGTTAACAATGATATGCCACAATTACGTGTGATTGATGCCAGGACAGGCGAACAAGTGCATCAGCTTAATTTTAATTTTACTGCGGGTGACATACAAGCTGATGATGAATTCCACGAACCAGAAACGACCAGCATTTATTACGAGGGAGATTCAAAATATTTACTACAAGGTTTTGCTTTTACTTCAGAGGTGAGCGATACAGAACCAGTGTATAACAAGCTATACAGACTTAAAATTAATAATTTTTAAAGGAGAGATTCGATGGCGGTTATTAGAAGTAGCGTAATATCAGTTACAAAAAAAGAATATGATACATCAGTTGCGCAACAAACAGCTGACGAAGCTAAAAATGAAACGATTGAAATTAATAAAACATTGACGGAAGTTGATAAAAGAGTGTCTGAGGCTCAGTCTAAAGCGGATGAATCACTCGAAAAAGCTCAAGAAGGGTTTGATAAAGGTCAATCAGCAATTGATGATTTAGCTAATTTAAAAATAGGGTCAAACAACTTATTGCCAAACTCTAGTTTTAAATATGGGTTTGACAACTGGGAAGGTGCAAAAACATCCCCGTATTTTATAAGAGATGCAGAAGCCGATTATCCTTCAGCGGCCATTTTAAGAATTTTAAAAAATAACGATGTATCTTCAGCAAAAAGTAACGCCCCGATCAAAATTGGATTACAAAAGCA